CGTCTGCTGCGTTTGCGACATCGTTCAGGTTTAGATCGCCATTGTGTTTCCGCCAACCGTCCAATGGCCGGACATCCGCGCGCCGGACGTACGCTCCGCCGCTCGTCCACGAGATCAACGAAAACCGTTAGTTCCTAGCGGGGCACGAAGACAGCTTACCCAAGCGGTACCCGTGCCAATCGATCGATTATACGCATTCGCGTCATCGACTGCCTTACAAAGAAGCGTCTGGAGATTAAGGCCCTTACGCGGATCTCGCGGAGCCCATGGCAGAGCTGCGCTGATTCGGGTTCGGACAAGGGGGTTGAATGCAGTACCGGAATGATATCGATGGTCTGCGTGCGGCCGCGATCGTGCCGATCTTGCTATTCCATGCGGGCGTATCAACGCTGCACGGTGGGTTCGTTGGCGTAGACATATTTTTCGTCATATCCGGCTTTTTGATTACTTCCATCATCACCCAAGATCTGGACGCTGGAACGTTCTCCATAGCGACCTTTTACAAACGCCGCGCGGTTCGCATTCTACCGGCGTTGGCGCTGATGCTGCTCGGGACGCTGATTGCAGGCAAATTCCTCCTACTGGCGGTCGAACTACGCGACCTTGGAAGGAGTGCCGCTGCCGCGATAGCGTTCGTTGCGAACATCCATTTCTGGCTAACCGTCAATTACTTCGATTCCGGATCGGAAACGAAGCTACTGCTCCACACGTGGTCCCTAGGCGTAGAAGAACAGTTCTACATCTTCTTCCCATTCTTCGTGTTGCTCATGCATCGCTGGCTCCCGCGTTACATGAAGGTTGCCGTAGTGCTCGCGACGGTTCTCTCGTTCGCACTGTCGATGTATTTCAGCCGGACAGAACCTACCGCCGCGTTCTACCTGATCCCGATGCGCGCATGGGAGCTGGGAATAGGCGCGCTAATTGCACTGAACGTGCTGCCCAAAATCGCCTCGAAGCATGCGCGGAACGTCGCCGCCGTGGTTGGCGCGGCACTGGTGTTGTTCGCCGTATTCAAAATCCGGCCGGATTATGCGTTTCCTGCACCGTGGGCGTTGTTGCCCTGCTCCGGCGCGGCACTGCTGATAGCGTATGGACGCGATGCGGTGACGGCTCGCATGCTGGCGTGGCAGCCGGTCCGCGCTGTCGGTCTCATTTCCTATTCACTGTACCTTTGGCACTGGCCGATCATCACACTTTATCGGCTGAACTACGGCATGGAGATAAGCACCGGCGGGAAGGTTCTCGTCGTTGCGTTATCGTTCGCTGCCGCGACGGTTTCGTATTTTCTGGTCGAGCAACCTTTCTTGCGACGGCACCGTCAGACGCGTTCTCGGACGGTATTGATCGCGGGCGGGGTTGCCGTGGCGTCGGTCGCCGGCGCGTCGCTTCTCGTAAGCTCGCAGGCAGCTGCGATCGTGCAGCACCCCGCGTCAGTCGATCTTGTCGGAAGCTATGCCGACTATCGGACGAAACCCCAGCACCCTTACCAGTTTCGAGGGGGCACGTGCTTCGCGAGTGAAGGGCAGCAATACGATCGCGCGCGTTGCCTGACGCTTCGGACTGGACAGCCGAATGTGATCGTCATGGGCGATAGCCACGCTGCACAATATTGGCGGGCAATCGCGTTACGCTTCCCCCAGGTGAACGTCGTCCAAGCAACTGCGTCGGGATGCAGGCCGACCCTTGCGTTCAAGGGTCGCGACCGATGTGTTTCCGTGATGAAACTGGTTTTGAACGATATTGTCCGTCGCCCTGACGTTGTGGGTGTCGTTCTCGCTGGTCGTTGGCGGGGAAGCGAAGTTGCCTCGCTCATCGACACCGTTTCCTACCTTCGGAAGCTTGGCTTGGCCGTGACCGTCATCGGCCCGACCACCGAGTACAGCGTCGACATGCCGCGGGTACTGGCTCGTTCAATGTTGGCCGGGGATCCTTCCCGTATCAGTGCCCTTATCAAACGCAGTCGGTTTGATCTGGATCGACGGATGAAGCCACTCGTTGAAAACGCCGGCGGCCAGTATCTTTCCGAAACTGAACTCGAATGCCCCAAGCGCAAGTGCCAGCTGTTCGACGGCGATGGTGGACCTTACCACTTCGATTACGGCCACCTCACATTCACCGCCTCCAAGGAGGTCATTCGAAGCTTGGGGAGCATAACGGCAAAGTGATCAGCGGCGGACACGCCGTCCGCCGTCATGATCTGACGGGCGCGGTACTTCGTGCTTTCGGGGACAGTGGGGCAGGGGCGTACCCGGACGATACCCGCAATTAACTGGTCGCTGCCTTTCATGAAATCGATGACCCTTTGCCTGCCGGTAAGTTAGCCGACGAAGACCACGGTCGCGATCATGAAAGGTCCTGCTCGCTCATGGGTTCGCGCTCCTCGGTAGGTTCATGCCAGTGATCATGGTCCGGCCGATCTGCATCAACGCGGCACGATTCGGCACGTCGAGGGCGTCGAAGATGGCCAGCCATTCGGTCTGCTCTTGCGTCAGCATGGGTGGTTCAGGAGCATCACGATCGGGATCGTCCACTTCACCGGTCAAATAGGCGGGCGTCGTACCCAGCTCGCGTGCAATGACGTGCAGATGTGAAGAAGAGCGCGACTTTCCACTGAGAAGTCCGCCGATTGTTCCCTGTGTGATGTGCGCACGGCGCGCCAGCTCGGACTGGCTAAGGCCAACTTCCGACAGCCTCGCTCTCAGCCTATCGCTGATCAATACCGCCATGACGAATGGTCTATTGCAATCGCAATAATGTGCGATCTGATTTTTCCATTTGACGTAACTAAAGCAATTGCAATAGCTAGGGGTATGGGAATCGAAGCCGACCTCACAACCCCGCTCGCAGAAGCGGTTCGTCGTGCGGGATCGCAATCGGCGTTCGCGCGCATTATCGGTCGCAGTCAGACGTACGTCTTTCAGCTGCTACAGAGCGGAAAGCCCCTAGCGGCCGAGTGCGTCTTGCTGGCGGAAGCTGGTACCGGTGTACCAAAAGAGCGATTGCGCCCTGATTTGTTTGCACAAGCGACGACGGTGTCTGAGATCGCTGCCAATGGCGGCGCGCCGGCGTGATGTGCTTCCGCGACCGCACCTTCTGCGATGCCGTTTGCGGTTGCCGCGACTGCGGCACGCGCCTGACCGACGCAGTCCAGCGCGCAGCAGACGCATCGTGGGTAGGCCAGCGCGGCCCGGTGCCTATCTCAGTGGCCGACCGTTCGGCCGGCTGTCCTGATTTCCTGCCGGCAGGCCGGCAATGACCATCCCCCACGCCTTTCCCCCTTTCGGCCGCCCGAACAACGGCCGGAAACTGCGCCCGGTCGCCCTGTATCGTACCGGCCGGGCGCAGGCACCGCGCTGTCATACCTCCCTAGGCGCGGGCGGGGCCGGTCGTATGCGACGATCGGCCCCGTATTTCGGGACACGCGCATGACCACGGCGTGCGAACCCCTTTCGATTGAGCAGACGCTGCGCGACGTCGTCGAGGCGCTGTCGATCGAGCGTGCTGTCGAGATTACCGGTCGCAGCCCCCAGTATCTGCGCGCCCTGTCGCACCCGGAGAAGCGCGAGCAGCTGACTTGCCGCGATGCCGTGCTGCTGGATGCCGCGCACGACAGCATCGTTGGTGGCCGCCCGATCCATGACATGATGGCGCTGATGATCGACGACAGCGGCTCCGGCACCCTGTCGTGCGAACGCCAGCTCATGGACGCCACCATCGACGCTTTCCGCGAATCGAGCGAGGCCCATGCCGCGCTCCTCGAAGCGAGCCTTCCGAACGCCTCTCCCGCAAAACGCCGCAAGGCGATGCGCGAGCTGCTGCAAGCCTTCTCGGCCAAGCGCAGGATCATGCCGATCCTTCAGAAAATGATGCAACCACCGGGGCAGTCCCCGTGATCTGACGCCGACGTCGGCCTGACCACCTAACCGATCCCGCCCCGGTTCGCGACCACCCCGGTTCGCGAAGCGGATTTCTGCTGCCCGGAGACTTTCGTGACCCTGACCCCCGGAGCGTACCTGAAGTGTCGACGCACTGCGTCCGGAAAGTCGCACGAAGACGTCGTCGACGTCATCGAGACTGATCCGGCCTTGTCGCAGGCAGAGCGGGTCGAATGGCTGAAGATGATCGAGGCCGATCTCGTCGCGGTGCGCTGGTCGACGATCGTCGCCCTGCGGCAACAATTCCCGTTCGATCTCGCGGTCCTCGAACGGCTGTCGCTGATCCAAGACGGGTACGACCTGCCCTTGCCCCGCCTGTGCCGGATCTGCGCATCGAGCGACACAGGGCCGCTCGGGATCGCCGTGCCGGCATGGGGCTGGGACGCGCCGGACCTCTGCATTTCTTGCGCGAGCGCGACCTGATGCGCCCGCTCACCCCGTTGAACCGCAATTTCCTGCGCGCTTCCGCGCTGCTGACCGGCCTTGCCACCGGCTTCGGCATCGTCGGCCGCGCGCCGCTCGCCGTCATCGCCGCCGGCCTCGCCTGCCTGCTGGCGCTCACCACGCTTCGCAACCTCAACCGGAATGGAGACCGCTGATGCCCCGCGTTCGCCCGTTTTCCCCGCGTCACGACCAGGCTCCGCGCCGGGTGACGACGATCCACCTGACCGACTGCAACTGTCCCGATTGCGACGCCGATTATCACCGGAAGGCCGCGATCGAGACAGTCGCAATGTTCACCGTCGGATTGATCGCCGCGCTGGTGACCGATTGGCTGGTCGGCGGCCCCGGTATCCAGATCATGGTCGGACTGTGATGGGTGCGTTTACGGCCAGGCCGCTCCGGACCCTGATCCTTTTCGATCGCTTCAAAGAAGCAAGTCTGTTGCGCGTCCTTCCTACGTCCACTTTCACGGGCATGGCCGAAGCCATCTGCGACGCTCCGTCGGTACTGCGGACCTTCGCGGCACCCGAATGGAGCGAGCTGAACGAGGATGGGAAGCAGTGGGTGGCAGCTATCGTCCGCGAGGCGCTGGCCGTAGCGGCAGAGCGCGCCCTGTGACCGCCGCCTCCTCCCGCACTAATCCTGTTCGCGCCAAGAAACTCGCGGAGCAATGCTTCGCGGTCGCCCGGTCGACGCAGTTCGACGGTGAACGGGAGGCGGCGATTGCGCGCGGCACAGCGATCGCGGAACGGGCAGGACTGTCGCTCGACCTGTTCGATATACCGGGCCGATCGAAGCCAAGCGCTGCCGCTTCCAAACCGTCCGGGCAGAAGGGCGACGCTGGTCAGCCCGGCGGGGACGGCTCTGCGCGTCCATTCGACCACGATGTGGACGAGATGCTTCGGCGCGCAAGGGCGACGAGGGACGGTTGGTTCAGCGACGGTTGGTACCGACAGACTAGCGAGCAGGCCTTCAAGAATTTCCGCGAATCCATGGACCGAGCGCGCGAAAGAACGGGCGCGCGTGGTGACGAGACGCCATACGACGCCGCCCGGCGCAACTTCGATGAACAGACCGCCGCGGCGGCCGAGCGCGATCGGGCTGCTGGTCGACGTGGCTCGGCCGCACCGGACCGCGAGAGGCTTCGGCGCATCGATCTGCACGGCCGGTGGCCATCAATCGACGCCGTGCTCAACGCGCTCCGCGCCCGGCGCGTGCATATCGTTCCTGTAGAAAGCAGGGTCTCGTCGCACGGCGAGACGATGCCGCTGTGGCTCATGACCGCACCTGGCATCGCAGTGCTTGACCAATGGTCGCTGCGCGAGCTGGCCGATGAGGCAATCCGGTGAAGCTCGGCATCAACCAACGTCGCGTCTTCAACGTGCTGGAAGCGCTCGCGGCCGAAAACGCTGCATGCCCAACCAACGCCGCGCTCGCCGAGCGGATCGGCAGCGATACGTCCGACGCGGCAAAGGCGTTCGGTGACCTCCGGCGGTTGGGTGTCATCGATGTCGTGACCGTGCATGCGAAGCGGCAGGTGACGATCGTCGCCACCGGCGCACAGACCGCTCCGATCGAGAGCAAGCGCGGGACCGTCAACGCATGACCCGCGCTACCACCCGAAGGCGCGATACCACGGCAGGCTGCTTCGTCTGCCATGGCGACGCCGCGTTCTGGACCAGCGCCAACGCGCAGGCGCTGGCCGCGCAGCATCACGACCGCACCGGGCATCAGACTTGGTGCCGCATCGCCATGTCGGTGACCTATGGCAGCGACGCCGGCGACGATCGCCAAATCGACATCGAGGACGCGATCGCGTCCGCCAGTTCGGGGGGCAGGCCGGAAGCCGCCCCCCTCACCGATCCCGACGCACCGGCGGATGCCCTCGCCGGTGTGAGCGCACACGAAGGCCGCCCGGTCGAGACGCGCAGGCTCATGCCGCGCGGCGCTCGCGGCCGCAAGCCGGAGACTATCGCAGCATGACCGCCGTGACGAAAACCGCTCGACCCAAGCTGACCATCGCCGGCCCCAAGGCCGCGCCAGTCGTGATCCCGTCCGCTCCTACGCCGTTCCCGCTGCGGACCTTGGTCCGCGCGGCCGAGAACGTCCGCCGCACGCGCATCGATGAAGACGTCCAGTCGCTCGCCGACGATATCCGCGCGCACGGCCTGCTTCAGTCGCTGATCGGCTACACGAACGACAACAGCCCGACCGTCCATATCGTCGGCGGCGGTCGTCGCCTCCAGGCGCTCGACCGGCTGATGTTTGACGGGGCCATCTCTGGTGATTTTCCGGTGCCGGTCCTGATCCGCGACCGGGAACTGGCGGTCGAGCTTTCGCTCGCCGAAAATATCCAGCAGCGGACGATGTCGCCCGTCGACGAGGTCTTCGGCTTCAAGGCACTGGTCGATACCGGGCACCATACGGTGTCGAGCCTCGCGAAGCGGTTCGGCTTCAGCGAGCGCCTCGTGCAGCAGCGCCTGCGCTTGGCGGCGCTGGCACCCGAGATCCTCGACGCGCTTGCCGATCGTACGATCACGCTCGATGCTGCCACTGCATACGCTGCGACGCAGGACCGAGCGTTCCAGCAGGAAATCTTTCTCGCGGAATCGAAGCGGTCACACGACGGCCATTCGGTCCGGAACATTCGCCATGCCATCGACGCGAAGGGGATGCGGACGACGCACCCGCTCTATCGCTTCGTCGGGGCCGGGACGTACGAGGCGCGCGGCGGCGGATATGAGGACGACCTGTTCCGCGACACGCCGATCGGTGCGAAGGTGCTCGCCCACCCGGTCCTGCTGCTGACGATCGCCGCCGAGCTGCTCGACGAACGCGCCGCCCCGCTGGTTGAGCATTTGCGCGCCCACAAGAACCTGTCGCCGACAATCGCCGGCCATGTCGCCGTGCCCGGGCTGGTCCTTGCGAGCTGGGGATACACCGGCCCGATACCGGCACCCAATGGCTGCGTGATCATCAATACCGCCAATCAGGAATCGATGTGGCAGCGCATCCGCGCCGAGGAAATCCCCGTGCACGTCCTCGTCGGGATCAGCGAGACCGGCGAGCTGATGCACTGGCCGAAGACCGTCGCCGTCCCGAAGGAACAGCGCGAGACGGTCGCACTGTCGACGCGGCAGTCGAGCGAGCCGCACAACCTCGTCACGGCCGAGCAGCTTGCCGAGATCAAGCGCACCCGTGGCATTATCCGCTGGTCGCGCCGCCTCGCCCTGAATGCGCTCGGCGGATCGCCGCTGTTCGCCAGCACGCCGCTGGAAGGTCGTGCCTACTGGACCGGCCAAGATGGCGAGTCGACGTCGATCGGCGGCGTGCAGGGCGTACTGGTACCGGTCAACATTTTCGTCGCCGAACCGGAGATCGCCGCGCAACGGAAGGCCGGCGAGCGACGGCATGACGAGGAAGAGGCCGAGGCCAATCGCCGGCAGGCCGAACGACAGGCCGCTGAGGAAGCCGAGCAGCAGCGTTGGGAGGCGCTGTACGCCATGGACCCGCCGGCGATCGTCGCCCTCGATGGCGCTGCATGGGCGCGCGACGAAGACGGCCGGTACGGTTCGACGGTCGACGAGGCCGAGCCCTTCGACAGCTGGCATCAGCTGCTCGACGTCGCCGACAGCGAAGGCATCGAGATCGGCGCGACCTTCACCACCCGCGAAGCATGGGAAGCCGCGTTGGCAGCGGCCAAAACCGCAGGAGCAACGCCATGAGCGCACCTATCGTCCGCCTGGATCGCCGGCTCAGTCGAGCCTGCGAGCTGGGCAAAGGGATCAGCCTGTCCGCCGCCGATCTCGACCTGCTTACCAATCTCGGCATCTTTGACCTAACCGGCCCCGCCAAAACAAAATTTCACGAGGAACAGTCACTGTGCCGGATCGCGCGCCGCCAATCTATCGACGGGGGAAATACTGGCTCGACTGGGACAGGCGGGCGGACGACACTCTCCGTAGTCCCTACCTCACCATCTTCTGGTACGACCTCGACGCTCGACGTGTCCGCAGCGCATCGACGCGCACGGCGGACGAGGGCGACGCGATCCTAGCGCTCGATCGCCGGTATCTCTCTGACGCGTCGGAAAGCCCGGCATTCTGTCACGCTTGCGGTCAACCGATTGCCAGGGCCGAGCAATATCTGCTGACCGACGCGATCGCTGATTACCGGCTCGAATGGGGCGACAACCGCGCCTCGGCCGAGGCGATCGAAATGCGCCTGAATCATACGCTGGATTTCCTCGAATCGCAGGACGCGATCGGCGGCAAATTTGGCGTCGCGACGACCTGCGCGGTCGCCTGCACGACGTCGTTCGCGAATGCGTTGCGCGAATGGTCCGGGGCACAGCCGGTTGTCTGGCGCAACGGGGAAGGGGAGATCACGAAGTCGCGCCCGCGCTCACCGGCAGCGACTGAGACGGTAATCGCGCAGACCGCCGCCGTGCTGAATCACGCTGCAAACGCTGATCCGCCCCGATCCGACAAGCGGCCGACCTATCGGGCGTTGCCGGCGAAAAAGGTTCAGCGGAAACGCCGCAGCCGTGTTGGTGTGCCGGAGCTGGCGCGAATGGTCGCCTATGCCGCCGCCGATCCGCAACGGGCTTCGCTGCATGCGTTCCTGATCGCCTCGATCTGCACGATCGCGCGCCCGGGCGCGGTCGTCGACATTTGCGTCGCTCCCGACCGTCAACAGTGGGCACTGGGCAGCGAGACGATCGACCTCAACCCGGCCGGCCGGGTCCAGAACAAGAAGGCGCGGCCGCTGCTGCCCGTCCTGCCGCTGCTCGCGCAATGGCTCCAGGCGGAATGGGTCACGTACCACAAGCTACCGGCCAACGACCGCGTCGGCCGCGGCTACCTCGTCAACTATTACGGCCGCCCCATCCGCAACGTCGCCCGCGCGTGGGATACCATGCTTGCGGAGCTGGAATTGCCGACCGGGCGGGAATGGCAGTCGTACATTCTGCGGCACAGTCTGGCGACGATCGTGCGGAAGCGCGGCGCGACCGCTTGGGATCTGCAAGGCTTCATGGGTCACCGGTTGCCGAGCCAGACAGAAATCTACGCCGAAGGTGATTTCGCCTCGGCGCAGACCGCTCTTCAGAGCGTGATCGACGAGATCGAGCAGCTTGCTCCGGGTGCCCTGCACCGGACGACCACCGGAGAAGCTGCCGCTCCTACTCTGGAAGGGAGATCGAAAATGTCCGGATAA